CCTAAGACTCTCACACCGGCACTGTACTGCGCACAGCCCCGCATCTTCTGCTCCATCCGCTGTTGGTCATCCACAGGAATTCCCCAGGCTAATGCAAAATCGGCTCGGGCTTCAGCGGTAATTACCTGTGGTCCACGGTTACGTTTCCAATCGGTCATCCAGTCTTGGGAATGTCTCTCCCGAATGATCATCTGTTTGAAGGTTTCACGAGATTTTCCAAACTTCTGCAAATACAGAGCAAACTCTTGTAAAACGGGAACGCCATCATTGACAGCTAATTCACCTTCACCAACAGTGGCCACCCAGTCCCCATACGTGCTATGTTTTACGAATCTGTGGATACAGTCTGTGGAACGGCTCATAACCCGTGTAGGGTTACGCACCATCCTCCAGACACCACTGATCCGGCACGGACGACTCTGACAAAACTCCACCTCATGGATAGAGTATGCCGAGTCGTACTTAATGGGGAGCCCACACTCCTCAAATATTCGCCAATTCGGTGTGAACTCAGATTCGCAAACGACAACTGAGTCATCACCTAAGATAATCTTACTATGTGGTACCTCACGGTAGATGTATTCTTCAACGGCTGCCATCACAACACTATCACCTAGAGACGTACAAGCCTCGCCGGATCCCATAGTGTAGCTAGTCCTATACTTAATACCTCCCCGTGTTACGCCCCGATTTTTACGCATCACGGCCACATATTCGGAACAAGCCTTATTGCAGTCGGTATAGAGGGCAAATTCTATCAACTCACGAACATACTTATTCATATGTGCATCAAATCTTGACACATCATATAGGTCCGCGCGCGGAAGATCATATTTGCCCCACTGATTGTTAACCCAACCACCAACTTGCCTCGTAGTCATACCCTTGGCAAACATCTGCTCATCCTTCCTACCAGAGGGTTCGAAATTTTGACACCAGCCAAAGATCCAATGTTCAATAGGAATCAGCACTCGTTGAAATTGTGCTGTAAACACGAACGACCGAAACTGGATAAGCCTCGGGTCCTTCATCTCATTAGGATCAGTGAGGTCGTCTCCAGCCTTCTCGTGTTTAATAAATCCATGAACCATTGTATCCTTGTCCATAAGCCCTCTAGTTTGGAAGTCCTCCAAAGCCTGAATTACCCGAGCCCGACGGTGACTCGGCGTTAACCTAATCACCTCTTGGTCCGTAAGAGTACAGAACCGTTGCCGTGGCCTAACACTATGAAAATGCTTGGCTACGGCTCGCACCGTGGGAAGGGATGGGAGCACCCTGCTCACCAAATGCCTATTGTGCAATGATCGCAATTCATTCTGAATGCAGCCATGATACACAGTCATTGGCATCTGGTACCCCTCTGGTTTGTCCACAGCAGACCAGCAGCCATGTATATGGTCGCAAATCTGTGTGGGCACGAAGTCGATGGAATGTTGTTCACCGATCTCACCAAGGGGTGCTTTAGAGCAAAGTGCCCG